GAACCTGATCTGTCTTTAGCTGGGTAACCCCATTCGTTTAGAGTTTGACAAACAAAAGCTCTATATGGTTGCACTCCATCTGTACCACCCATGACTGTCATTGTGATAACTTCATCAACGATGCCTGGTAGTTCTCGTGCAGTCTTAGACCCTTCAATCTGTAACTCGTAGTTGGTTCGACCATAGTCATCTACCTTAGAGTCAAGTATGCCGACTAATATAACATTCTTATCTCTAATGTGTTGTAAATGAGTAAGCCATGCCATCATCTCTCTTCCGTGCATACCATAGGCAGAACGAGTATCAACTTTACCTGATCTTTCTATAATATTATCGGCATGAGACATACAGTATTGAAAGCACAAACGACCTGCAACAGTAATACTATCAACAAAAATAGTATCATACTTGCCAAGTTTTTTGTGAAATTCATCACCATGTTCCTGCATGACTCTTTCATAATGAATATGATCATAAGGCTCTCTTGACAGTGACGGATTAACACCACCAATGTAACAAACAAAATCACGACACTCTTGCCATGTATTTGGTCTTATTACATCAATAGGAAAATCCTTAATGGCAGTGTCACCTGCCTCAAGGTCAATAAATAAAGTCTTATCAGGATCAAGGGTTCGGGCAAGAGTTGTCTTGCCCACACCACTTTGACCACAGATAACCATCTTATGACCTCTCTTTTCTGCCATACGTTGTTCGGCAGTGATTATTTGTAAAGCCAATTAAGCCTCCTCTGATTGAACGAGATCAATATTCACTGTGCCTTGCTCGACAGTTCTAGCTGACTGAAGCTTTTGAACAATAGCTGGAGGAGCATTAGTGTACTTCCTCTCTTCCACAGAGTATGTGACTTTTGCATAATGTCTTGCATCTTCAGCATCCATACTATCAAAAGCATCTCGTAGTGCTTGCTGATCCCATGTTACTTTTTTATTAATGGAGACCTTAACTTTCTCTTCTTGCTCAGAAAACACAGTAGTTGTGCCAAAATCTTTACCCTGTCTCTGTAAATCATCACGAGCAGAGTTGTAAAACCTTGCTGATAAAAGAGAATTAAGCTCTTCCAACTTCTTTTTTTGTCGATCAATATCTGCCTTCAAAAAAATCTTTTCTTGTAAAAGCTGTTGATCATTCATGTCATAGAAATTCTGTTCCATACTAACCTCACTTTCGTTAAAATTTCTACTTGCAAGGATAAATATAGCGATGATTACAACAATGTCAATACTTAAACTATCATTTTTTTTTGTATGATAGATGAATGTCTATATTATGTATTGCTTTCATCATCTTCTTTTTAAGCTTAAACTCAGGTGTCAGCACGCCTTTTGCATCCTCTACAACCAATCTCGAAAAGCCATCTTCTTCCTGTTGTAAATATCTAAAATCAGCTATGTAATCACAAATCTTTACATCATTAATAGATAATTCATATTTTATTTGACGTTCTAATTCCGTAACAACACCAGCTCTTTCCATAGCTTTTAGTTGTCCCCATCTCTCTGCTTCCCATCTTGAGTCAAATTTTAAGCCCATAGCAACAGTTTTTTTTGCAAAATACTTGTTGGGTCTTCGGGTTTTATTGGGTATAATTGGGTATTTATAGGTCATGGAGGTAGTATAATGACAGATACAACAAAATTCAAGTCGGTTGGTTTAGATGTTAAAAGTTATGAAAAGTTGACTAAAATATGTGATCATCAAAGAAGAAACATTAGACAACAGCTTGGTCTTTTTATAGATCAAGAGTTTGAAAAAGAAGAATATAGTAAATACAAAAGTAAAGTTACTAGTCTAGGATTAGGTGCTATCAACAGCATTCATACGAGAGATTAGACGATCAGCGCGTTTGGTTACCTGTTTGTGCCATTTCGAGTCTTCCATTTGAATTGCACATTCTTTCCAGTTCCTCTCAGCCACAGCTTTACATAGCTTCCTGAATTTAGATAAACGTGGTCTGCCGAGATTAAACATCATGTTTGCCAAAATCTGCTGTACTTCTTCTGGCAATTCTTGAAAGTTACCGAATAATTGTTCGCACTCGTCAATCGTTATCTGGATGTCTTTGTCAAATAATTCATTGACTCTTTCTTCTGATACTGGTGTACCAACTGGCTTACCATACTCTTCATCCCATTCATTTATAAGATGTCCGATTCCTAGCGTGGGTAGGTTAAGGTGGTCTAAATAAATGGAATTGACACAGCCCTCATCAACTTTGAGGGTGTCTCTTAGTTGTTCTACGTTCATACTGTCCTTCTTGTTCTCTGTGCTATGGCTATATCAGATGGATTTAATCCTAATGAAAAAGCATTAGCAGGGTTAGATATATCAACACCAGCCAACTGTGTTCCTGTTGCTGGAGGTGCAATGTTTGGAGCTGATGCTACGTTTCTTACTTGGTTTACAGTTGTTCTGGCTTGATTAATAGCTGGTTGAAGTTGTTGGACACTACTTCTAATTTGATCTTTGACACCAGAGCTTTCTAAAACTGCATCAACTTGATTCTCTGCTTCGTCTACTACATTGTCTAATGTTTGACCAGTTGATTGACTTAAAGATTTACCAATAATTGATCCCAGACTTCTTGCTCTGTCTTCTGGTCTTTTGAATTGTTTTAATGTGATTCCATTATATTGAGCTATGATGTCATCATAATAACTTTGTGATAACATTCTATTACCTAATACAGTGAACTTAGCTAATTTACCTAAATTTTGGAATGGAGATGCAGCTATATTAGCTGCAACAAGATCACCACCTTCGGCAGCTCTTGCGTTAAATTTAAGTATCTTACCAAACTTCTCCATGCTTTCACCAACACCCTCTGGAAAAATTGTTCGTAGTTTACCATCTGCTGCTGCATCTAATATTCTATCTGCAAAAGCATTTAAAGATTTACCATCAGTCATAACTGATTCACCAAAGTCATCAATCATGCTGTTAATGTAGTAAGATCTTATTTTTTGTAGTGAAGCATCATCACCTTTATCAGCAAAATAATTAATTATAGGTCTAATTTCAGAGTTTTTGGTTTGTTTTTGCACTAAAAATCTTGATGCTTCTAAAGGATCTAAATCAAGTGTTTCATCTTGTAATTTGCTTATAATTCTATTTCTTTGTTCTCTGGCTAATGTTTTTTGTGTATCGGCTAATGCTTCTAATTTACTTATTAACCCACTCATACTCTCTGTGCCACCTACAGCATCTCTGTATTGATCTAAAACACCTCTAGCTTGTAAACCTGATATTTTTACACCACCAATTTCTTCAGCTAATTTTAAAACTTCATCTGTTTTATCACCAAACAATGCTTTAGCAGTTGTTCCTAGACCTTTTATGGATTGTGCAAATTTAGCACCATTAAAATCTTTAACATTCTTAAAGTTTTTAATTCCTGATGTTTCAATCGCATCTTCTAAAAATTGATTAGCTGCTCTAGCTGTAAATTCGTCTGCAAGATCATCTCCTGATTTACCACCAACTGTGCCACCATAATCTCTTAAAAATTCTGTTGCTCTTTGCAAAAATTGAGGATTGTTGGCTTTTACAACATTCCTATATATGTCAATATTCATGGGAGCTTTATCTATTTCGCCAGGCAGTGTTCTATAATTGCTTAAATTTTTAATTGCTTGTGAAGCTTCTAAGTCTTCTAATATACTTTTACCTAGAAAAAATTCTGCTTGCGCTCCTTTTAAAGCTTTTCCAGCGTTTCTAAATTTGTTTGTAGTGGCTGTGCTACCGAGTCTACCTGATAAATCTCTAAACAATTGACTATTTTCATCACCCATTTGTTTAAACATATTATCTATTTCATCTAATAAACCTGTGCCATTTGCATTGGTAAGTTCTTGTTTAACTGTATCATTAGAACTCATTCTTAAATCACTTAAAGTTTTTCTTAAATTATATAATTGATTAAAAGAAACTGCTTTTTTAAGACTTTGGTCTACAAATTCTGATATTGGCACATCATCAGGTTTAACTGTTATTTTACCCCCGATAGATTCAAAAGAGTCAATAATATTCTGAAAAGCTTTTCCATCAGGATCTTTTGCAGCTATTTGTGGTGCATAATCACTTTTTATTCTTTTCAAATGATCTGTAAATTTATTAATAAACATTATACCATTACGACCTAATCCAGCATCATCTCGTAAAATATCGTCTACAGCTCTAAATTTACCTGATATAAATGAATCAAAATTATCTGTAGCATTTTTAAAAACTTCAAACAAATCATCATCAACTGATCCATTTTCATCTGCAGCTCTTCTAAACACACCCACTGCATTTTTCATTTGATCAATAATTTCTTTTTGTGCTTGTTTTTCTGCTTGGATTAATCCCTGATTATTATCAATCATACCTCTTTTAAGTATTTGACCAACATCAACTGCGTCAGCACCCTCTAGTCCAAATTTCTCTTTATAGGCATCTATTGTTTGTTTTATAACATCGTTATTATTTTTTAAACGATCTGATGTTTTAAATATTTTTTCACCAATAGCTTGTATTCTTGCAACAAGAGAAGGAGCGCGTATAGCTGATAATGTTGGTTTTATACCAAATCCACCACGAACAACTGTTCCGTCATCTTTTGTTACAACACGACTAGTAGCAGCAATTTTTTCATCAGCAGATAGCTTTGCAAAATCTTTTGGTTTT